CCCGGTGTCCCAAGTTTTGTTCAACAGGACTAAACGTATTTTTTTCACCAATTGATTTAGTGCAAATTTCAAATAGCCAATTTATTTCCAATTCCTTTCGCACAGTTACCTGTGCGGGTGCATTTTGTTGTAGACTCTTCCATAGCCCTTAAGCTTGCCCGAACTTCTTCCTCATTCTGACCACCTTGTCATGGTTGTCCTGGGCTTTCTTTGCCTCACCCCACTCCTTCTCAGACTTTGCCTTGATCCCACTAACCTTTGCCTTTTCTGCGCTCCTGTCTATTTTGTCTTTGAAGCCAGACAGTTTATCAGGGAGTTTTCTGCTGAGGGATCTGAGGCATGGGCAGGCAAACACAAGGCAGTCGCGGAAGGGACCACAGAAGCAGGCCAGCAAGATGAAGATGACCACAAATGTGGTCACACTTCCGATGCTGATCAAGGTTATGTTCAGGTCTGATAGGCCGAGTGGATTCAGGACACTGGAGGATTCATCTGGTTCGGCCCCTTCCAGTTCATTTGCAGCCAGCAGCCTGTCTGCCAGAAGGGTCCCTGTGACTTCAACTGAGACCTTTGTCCTGGTCTGAGCCGTCAGTACGATGTCGTTCTCTTCCTCTGAACTTATGCAGCTGACCTTTCTTTCAACAAAATCCCCAGGTTCAAATTCCAGTGACCCAGGGCAGTTGAAGTGCTCTGAGTTTGTGGTCAGAGCCGCGACGCAAGAGTAAGGGTTGTTGGATCGTGTCCTCACCGTCAGTATGGCACCAGGGTTGTAACAGCTGAAGCATCCTTTCATCTCCACAAACTCCATCTCGGGTTTGCACTCCTTAATGACATGCTTCACTGCAAAGGTCCCAGATATTGCTATTTCTACAGATAGTGGTCGAGAACCGGTCAGCTCTTCGATTAGCCTTTCGTTGGACACTTCCTTGAACGCTGATCCTTGAAACACAACAGGAAGCTGTGTGTCCGAAAACTGGTCATGTAGGAGGTTGATGCCTGGCTCTGACTGCAGAATTGACATGTCCCACGAGGAGCAGCTCAGATCAACAACATCAGCTGTCCTGAAGTGCTCCAGGTGCTCCTCTCCAGTGATTGCCTCCGGAGGGTTTGTCCATGCGCCTGCGGATGATGCCTGAACATCCCCTATTGTTCCGACAACAGGGTTGTTGATGTCCGATGCCAGAGTCAGGTAGGTGGCTGTGTCTGTTGCATAGATCTTGTGGCCTCCGAAGTTTATCTGAGGCAGATTGGCCACCCCTTTCACTCTCACTGTTATGGGACCTGATTTGTGTGTACCAACCCCCTTTATCACACCATCTGACTCCTTCAGATCCCCTCCATTTGTCCGGACAGAGACTGCTACAGTTGTGAGTGCCTCACCCCTTCCCACACCCTTCACCCACCCGTGGTTCCCATCTGTCTCTGTCCGGATCATGGAGGTCACACCACCACACTTGTAACTGGAACCACAGGTGAAAATGGTGACATACCAGTAACAGCATGCTGAGGATACAGGCTGCACTTTGCATATGCCATTGACGCATAACTGGTTTCTGTAGCCTGCAGGTTTCATCTTCCCATCACACTTGGAGGTGCACCAGCCTTTGTTGTAGCAGGAGCTGTCTTCTCGTGTCATCAGGGACCAGTGACCTGTGTAATACAGGTTGTTCAGTGACCATGCCCTTTCGAGCATACTGTATTCCACCTCCACCTGCCCCACAATGTCGCCTGTCGTCTTGTTCTGCAGGTTGAAACATGTTGATTTTCCCACAACATCGATGGTGCTCAGTATGGTGGTTTTCACGCTGCAAGACATGGTGTCCTCACTGGCCATTGTGCACACGCTGCTGGACACATCAACAGAGCCAGTTTCACACGATCCGCCCACGAGTCTCATCAAGGTGAAGCAGTACACCAGGGTGACCAGGACTCCTGAGAGAGAGGCTGGATTGAGGGTCTTTTGATCCGATCGGGCTCCAATTTTCCTTGATCCAGAGGTCACCAGGTCCTTCAGCACTTCGTCCTTGAGCTCATTGCCGGCCGCTGCTTGCTTCCATATCTTGCAGGACCTCTGCCAAGCATCATTTTTCCCGTAACCTTCAATTATCAGGTACAGGTAATAAGACAGGCAGACTTTCTTGAGTGCCCTCTGTTGCCTCCTCGTCCACCAACCAAGAGAGCAGAACATGTGCTTTGTGATGGCGTCTTCAAAGTACAATTTGATGATCCTGACCTGTTCATCCCTCAGCTCTCCTGTCTCCCTGCACTCCAACAGTTCATTCGAGACAGACCTCCCATCCAACAAGAATCCTGCCCGGTAGAGGAACTTCTTCACCACACTCAGTATCCAGACAATCAGCACAATGCACCACAGGATGGCAAGGAATTCCACCACAGCTGATGTACCCATAGCCACTATAGCAGACCTGAGTGATCGACAGTCATCAAGGAGTAGTGACCTCAGGCCCAGGCAGTCACACAGTTCTTCAGGTGGCACAAAAAGCCTGTATGACCCGTGGTTCTCATTCCTCTGCTTCTTGAGGGTCTTCAGCCCTGCCATCACAGGAGTGTCACACAGAAGCTTCACCTGAAGGTAATAGCCTCTAAGTCTGTCCCTCAGGCCCACGGACAACTTGATCTGGTCGCCGGCTCTGCCTACTGCTGACGAATTTCCTGCAGACACTAGGAACATGCACTCTGCTATGCCGCAATCAACCTGGCCGTCGGTTGACTTGCACTTTAGCTCCTCAGTCACACCGTGAAGCCTCCTGCCGATCCTCCTCATGGTGTTGTTCGCAGCGGCACAAGCAGCACCGACAGTGCACTCATGCTCCCCATAATAGATGCTCGTGCCCACTGTATAGATGGTTTCTGTGGAGATCTTGGTGACCCAGTCACAGTGGCAGGAAAATCCACCTCCGATCTTGAAGAACTTGCCGAAGCTTTCTGAACCGGAGCATAGTCCTGATGCCTTTACCAGACAGAAATTGTGGCACTCCACACTTGTCGTCTGCGGGTCAGTAGGTGTACATTTGAAGGCGCCGTTGGGTGAGTCAGCAGGTGTGGATGGTGCCCACACTTCCCTTTCAGACACCTTGTAATCTGTGTATCTCCTACTGCCACAGATCAGAGGGGGCCTCTGACAGCTGATCTCACTGTCAACAAGCTCATCCAGCTCAGAGAAATGCACCTCAGAGTGGTGTTGCAGGTCCTTTGTGTCCAGATCCACAGGCAGGTAACCACTGGGCTCAGTCTTGTCAAGATCCTCTGGGTACCTTTGCAGCTTTTCATCTTCTTGCCTGATTTGATACTGGCACTTTTCATACAGATCGTCAGTTATCAGGCACACCAGCCTTTCACCTTCAGGGACAGCCCGGCAGCAGGGTGTTCCGCATGAGTGGTCCCAGGCTGTGCGGCACATTCTGAACAGGGAGCCTCCGTCTGAGATGTGGAACTGCCACTTGACCTTCTTCCACTCGATCACGAACATCTTGTAGTTGCTCCCAGTGTAAATGGGCTCGAGTTGTTCAGTGGCAGCCAGTATCTCATTCGCAGTGCCATCTCCCCAGAACAGGAGGCAGGGGTCATTCTCCATTTCTGTCACACTCTTGCACACACCTTCCATATGGTCGAAGGTCTCGCCTTCAACATCACACATACCCACTTTATTTCCCACTGCGTACCTCTTGCACCCAGACCATGTTCTCATACCATTCATTTCCGTGTACTTTCGCAAGTCACAGTTCCCAGGGTAGGCAGGGCACCAGCTCACGTTCTTGCCGTCAAAGTGGCCCACTCCATCAGCAGTCCAGGCACAGGGTCCAGACGGCTTGATGGTGACGGTGCATTCACTCCTTGGAGTGAATGCACCGACTCTCACCATGTTCCTTTCCTTGTCGGCAGTCACGTGAGGGCTATAACCTTTAGCCAACACTGGGAGCGGTGAGCACCAGAGTAATAGTAGTAGGATTGCCAAGAATGTCTCCGCCATTTTGGATCTGCAGAATCGCAACTCCTAGACGAAGAGAAAAGCTGAGTAGAAGGAGGGAAAGGATAGAATTCTTGATGTCACTCAAGAGATATTTGGCGAAGCACCAAATCAGAAATAAAAACACAACCACAACTGACATAAGATAGCCAGAAGACTCCGACTCTCAGTAGAAACCACTGGCAGCTGTTGATAACAACCTTATAACAACTATGCAGTTAATACAGCGCAGTTAGAAGGCTTAACTCAACGGACACCGGG